AATTAGTAAATCATCTGGGATTAGGTATAGGAAGCCTATAAATGGCACACCTAATGAATTGGCTACGTAACGTCCAGCCTCAATCTTGTCGAACGTTATGAGCCATTCATTGTTCCAATTCTGCAGCTGCTCAAGGCTCATGTTCCGGGACTTCTGCTCAACTACGGCAACCACGTTGCAATCGTTGTCAACGATTACTGCATCAACTAGGGCTGGCCCATTCTTTGGTGTGTGTACGTAGGTGTAATCGGTGTAATGGCTATTCCATAACTGGACGGCTCTAAGCTCGTGTTCTAGTGATTCTTGACCCTTTGGGGAATTAACGTCAAGCATGTCAGTCCTCAATACCCTGCATGATGTTGTAAGCGGCCATCATGCCATTCCTGTACTGCACATTGACTGATGGGTGCATGTCTATGATTATGTCCATTAGTTGATCCAGCCTTTCTTTCCAAGTCCTATCAATCATCCCGGCTATTTGTTTTGCATCATGAAAATCTTGTTGTAATTGTGTGTGATCTTTACTTAACATCTCTACTCCATTCACATACTTGAGCAATTCAGCTTGTCTGACTTGAACCCATTTATCGTGTCTAGATGTCATGTAATTAAGTTTAAGAGGAATCCACACCCAGAATCGGTAGGTGAGCAGGAATGGCTCTTAGCGAGCCATCCACACCCGTCACCGTATAGGTTCGCTTGTAAAGGGAATCAGTCACTACAACTAATCCAACTGCGCCATGTGCCCGTTACCAATTTGTTATGTAATAAGGCAGTTCGGTTTTATTACTAGTAATCAGGCTCGCATTTCTGCATTGTGCATGATTATCAGGCATGCTGGAATACGCCATCTAACGGCGGTTTAGCAGCTGATAAGGCAGCCAGCAGTTTGAGTCTTGCCTAGACATTTTGTCAGTCGTGTGATTAGAATGTGGGTACTAGCCAGTAGTCCGGACGAGGGATCAAGAACCACTCCAACTACTGGCTAGTTTTTATATTTGCGGCTCTAGTTTTTGCTGGTAAGTATTAACCTCACCACAGCATTTAGTCATCCATGTACGTGTGTTTGTGTATGGATCCACACCAATGTCCTCTGGTGTCAGAGTCTCACTGCAGATCTCACAGCTCTCGGCAAAATAAGGCAATGCCTCATAAGCCCCATAGAGTTTCTTAAGTATTGAAATAAACATTGCGTCTTTATTGTCCATCATCTTTGCCCCTATACCGTATTTCCTCTGTTGTTTTAGATAGGCAGTTGTAAACCTCGGTAAGCAAGTCACCACAGTGTTCACAATCCATCCTGCGTAAATTCCTTACTGTCCTAATCAAAACTAATAAGGTCGTATGAAATTCAAGTTCCCAGATCGTACTCAATTTGTCTCCAAATCTAGTGCTCTAAATGTGTCACATGGCCATCTTTCGGCACAGATGATGCAGTTAAGCACCCACCTACAGTTGTTACATGAGCCAGTAGTTGTGCCGCACATTAGGCAGTTTTGCCTTGGCTCTGGCTGTAAGTGAATAGCCCGGGCTTTCTCTATGGCCTCTTGTAAATCTGCTAGGTCAGTACATACGCAATGACAATGCTGGCTGTGATTAGGATGGCTCATTGCTTGCTTTCCTTTGGGCAAAATGTTTTCTGTTCCATAATTGAGGTTGAAATGTGCTTACCTAAATAACCTTTTTTTTCATACCAAAACAAAACAGTTTTACATCCACACTTACATAGTTTTGAGATTGCTCTAGTCATGATCGGTCAAACTTTGGATCACACTGCGGTTCGTTGTCACAGAAGTACCCTGCGTAAGGCTTGCCAGTTTTCTTGCCGATACCACTGCGGCGTGTCATAGGTCCATGTAGGCATAGAGGCACTTGTGGCTCATCAAAGGAACCTACGCTCTCATCCATGGCTGGTATAGAAAACCATGGATCGTCCTCTGGGATGTCGCTGGGTGGCTCTTGCACCACCTGTACTTCCTTTGGCTTGGCTGGGCCGGGTGCTTGTCGCTCTCGGCTGCCTATGATCTCCTCTTTCGAGCTAAGGCCCTTGGATGTGCCAATGTTAAGGCTGGCACATGCTCGACCCCAGCAGGCTGTTTCAAGGTTCTGCAGCTCTGATCCATTGGTGTAGGGACTCTTGCCCACAATGAGTTCTGATGCTGTACCAATGCCCGGCAGTGGATCATCGGCTGTTCTGTATGCTCTGGCAACACCCCACATCTTTAGTGGGTCACCATCCATCACACCCATAAACTCAAACTGAATTGATCCCTCTGGGTATTTCTCGTAAAACATGGCTACGCGCTCTGCCACTGTAACGTAATTGCTTATGTCAAAGGCCATTAGATTTTCCATCCATCTCTTGCCATTTGTGCTTCAATGGATGAGCCAACTGGGTGACGAGCCTTAGCTCTTTTCATTGCTTTTTGTTTGTGATGTTCATTCTCAACCATCATGCCGACTGCATAGCCGACTAGAAAGAATGCAACTATTGAAATGATTGTCATCATGCCCTGATTTCCTATTCTTAGTTGTAACCCTTGGCGGTTACATAAATAGTTTTAGCACGTCACACAGGATTCGCACAAGCACTTTGAGAAAATAGGCGTGTCATGCCTTGTGTCTATGTGATTTTGAAGCACTACATGTAGTGCATCAACCTTATTTATCAAGTCTGGCAAGGATTTTCCGCCATTGGCATAAGGCTGAATGGCATATGTCATCGTGTCAATGTAAGTCTTTATGGGTTTAACTATGGCCCACTTGACCAGTAATCCGCCAAGGCTAAGGATGGCAATAAGAGCTGCGGCTACCTGCCCGGCTACAAGTATCTGTGTCATGAGATAGCCAGTTTGATTTCGCGTGTAGTAATAGTGGCTTTGCCATTGGCTTTAAGTTGCAAGGCAACTGGCTGGCCTTTCTTTGATTGGAACATCCATAAGTCTTTTATGAATGTAGTTCCACCTTTCTTAAGGCTGAATGTCTGGTAGCCAGTAGCATCATTTATGCCCTTGGGATCGCGTACCCACTTGATCGTAAGCTCGGAAGCCCCACCGATTTTAGGTGTCTTGATGTTTAAGTATGTGGCAAACAATGCGCCAGTGCTTGAGTCTGCATTAGGGATAACACTAAAGAGTCCATCTACCTCTAGGGTTGTCCAGATTTCACCCTGTAGCGATTGAGTAGGAATACGGCTGGATGCATCAGATTTACGGCTTATGTATTGGCTCATGCTTTGATCCATTTCTCTGGGTTTCTAAACTTGGTGGGATTCCAAGTACGGCTGGCAAGGATTTGGAAGTGTAGGTGTGGTCCAGTAGATCGGCCTGTGTTGCCTGACGTGCCCACTAACTGCCCCTGACGGACTCTCTGGCCGACTGTGACGTTTACCCCGTTTAGGTGACAATAGCCTGCCCATAGCCCTGCTGTGCCGTCTGGAAAGGCATCATTGTCCACTATGACGTGAACGCCAAAGGACCATCCCCAGCCCTTTTTGTAGATGTGCTTGCCAGCGTGTACGACCACGCCCGGCACTGCGGCTACAACTGGTGTGCCTATGGCAGCGCGGTAGTCAATGCCTTTATGAATGCCACCTGTTTTGTACTTAGCCCCGTAGGGAAATGAAACAATGCCTGACTTAATCGGTTTCATCTAGGTTGGCCCTACCGTAATTGTCATACTCTGGGTTTAGCCAGTTAATGATGATAGGCAATGCAGATACAAGGCCAATAGTTAATGCTGGATGTATGCCAAGTGTGTCAGCGTTTACAAGTACCCAGCCAAGCACACCTGCCCCAAATACCTTAAGGAATGAAGCAATAGGACTATGGGCAAGCCATGTTGCTAGGCTCATTTCTTGCTCTTTGGCTCTGCCTTTGGCTTTTCAGCTGTGTAGGTTAAATTGCAACCCGAGCAAGTTACCTCAAAGGATGCCTCTGCATCCCATGCGTAGGTTACTGACTCATTAGGGCAGTCTGGTGAAGTACATGTGAATTGATACATTATGCCTGCTCAAATGTTCCAGAAATTGCAATGATGTTGCCAGTTGCAAATGTTCCCGGAATTGTAGTCGTTAGGTTTGTTGTTGATAAGTATGTGCCAGCAGAGTTTTGAGCCTGTACTTGCACAGTTGTTGTGCTATTCATTCTCACTAACAATGGGTATGAGCCACTGCCTGCTGTGGTAAAACCTGTGTGCACCTGTGATGCTGCAACACGTGCCTGAACTGGCAAAGTTATTGTCATAGTGCCAGCACTAGATGTGCTGCCGTAAGTAAAGACTGTGTAGTAATGAATAGTCTTACCTATTTTGCAATAAAGGCTATTACTAAATGAGCCGTTACCTACTGTAAATCCACCAGATACAGATGGTGTCCAAGCGATCCAAGCCTTTAGGCCAGCTGCAATGTCAGCATCAATGGCATCACCAAGAGCTTCAATTGCGACGGCTCCCTGAGAAACTAGATCAGTGCTGGTTGGTACTGGCCAGCTATTGTTAGGGGTAGTAGTTGCCATTTATAAATCCTGCCATTCTTGTGTTGGGAAATCTATTGCATAGAGATCCCATGTGTAATCATAACTTATTTGTTCCCAATTAGGTGTGCTTTTCACTTGAGATAATGGGACCAAATTAAGGTTAATGAGGAAAGCATCCTTGGTTATTTCGTAGGTACAACCAATGCTTAAATAATCCAAAGTAGCACCCATTGCCACTGGTGCTTCCACTTCGTAAATCCAGCCCAAAGGCTCAAACAATAAGTAGTTTCTTTGGGCATCTGTAAAGATTGGATTTAGCAAATTTAGTGTTATCGAATTTGTATGCAATAAAGGGTAAGCCAAGCCAGCCAAAATCCTTTGAGCAATAGTAGCTGCATCAGTGGTATTGGTTAAGAGAGTATCTAGAGTGCCGGATCTTTCGTTGTACTGAGCAACTGATGCATCCTCGTAATAGGTGCTTGATACATCATCCCATTCAACCATTGTTACTTCATTACGCAATTGATCTACTGCATAGCCAGCCCGAATGTCAGTATTAAGCATGCTTTGTGTGACTGTAAATGACGGGAATATATCGTCACTAGTACCTTTCATAATTATTGAGCCATCTGGATCCTCATAAATAAATCCATAAACTCCATAAACCAATTTCACATAATCGTCCCAGACATTGCGATAACCAGTGGTTAGTACCTGTGTGTAGTAATCGGTTGGCACATAAATTGTTGGCAAGTTATTGACATAGAAAGCATCTACTTCATCCCATGTCAAAGGCCCGTATTGATTCCACTGTGTTTCGGCATTTACTTCATTCCACATAGTTGTACCAAAATAGGAATTTATGTAGTCCACACAATCCATGGTGGTGTCTGTAAATTGTGCCGGGTTGTACCAAGTTGTATTTTGCAAGATTGAGATTGCACTAGTTAGGGAATACTGCCATTCCAAAATGTAGCCATCCATGCCATGAAATCTGTAGCTGCTAGAGATGTCAGTTACATAGCCAGAATGAACAATTGCATAATCTAGAGTGGTTGAATTGTAAGCACTGATTACTATCCATGATCCCAAAGTAATGTTTGGAATTACATCCTCGTCAAACAATAATGAAACACTTGAGGACATTGGGTATGGCGAATCAATGTATTGATTGACACCTCTGGAAGCACTGATGCTGTAATCAACCCAATCAGTTACAACAATTCTTGGATCTGTGTGGACCTTGCCGGGTGGTAAATACTCAATTCTTAAATCTGGAGTAAAGGCTGTCACGACATAGCACCTGATAAGTTAATCGGGCCACTAATCCTGCTCTGTGATTGTAGTAATCGCTCGATGGATCTACGAGCTGATGCCGCATCCACAATGCCGTTTAGGTTGATGACAGTTGTACCGCCACCTGCACCGCCGGGACGAATAGAGCCTGATACACCTTGGGGTACGAACAACTCTGGCCCAAATTCTCCAACCCTTGTGACTTCGTTACGCATCACTGATCCACCAGCTGCATTGCCTTTTGGCCTTGGTGTAAAACCTGCCTCTGGCAAATTGATGTTGAATGGGTTTTGAATAAATCTGCCAATCTTAGTGACTTTATTCCAATTTCTTTCTACTGCTTCAAAGGCATTTGCTACTTTCTCAACTGCTATAGCAAAATCCTCAAGAGCATTTGTACCATTAGGCCCATCATTTGTGATTGTTCCAAACAATTTGCCAAAGGCATCAGTTAAAGCTCTTATCGAACCACCTAAACTTGCAGCTCCATTGCCGTTGTATTCACCAGCAAGTTCACGCGCTCTTGTAGTCAATCCCTCTGGATCCTCGCCGCTAAATCCTTTGGCTACCAGCATCACATTTTGCAAAAGTAACTTAAGTTTTGGAATTAGTTTGGCACCAATGTCCTCTTGGATTTCGCCAAAGTATTCTTGCAAGATTGCGACTTGACCAGCAAATGTTTGAGTGTTGGCAGTGGCTGATCCACCAAATAATTTTTGTAGTTCATCAGTTGCCGCTTCAAAATCTCTAGACTTAATAATGTTTTCTTCAAGTGGCACACCTAATTTGGTGAGTGCCCCCATGTTTCCGCCATAAGCCTTTGAAAGTGCCATAGAAATTGTAGTTAAATCTTTGCCAGTGGCAGCTGAAATGTCTATTGCAAGATTGTTAAGTTTTTGAGATTTGGTTAAACTACCTGTAGCTCTGGCAAGGTTGCCCAAAGATGTGCGTAATTTAACATCGCTGATGCCGTAACGGATCTGTGTCTTGCTGATGTAATCCTCGGTGCTGGCGATCTGTGCATCAGTTGCCTTGGTTGTATTGCGTAACGCCTTAGCCAACTTAACTTGGCTTTGCTCATCCTCAATGGCTGACTTAACGCCATCTATACCAAGTTTGATTGCGTATGCCCCGGCAGCTGCACCAGCAATTGCAAAAGATTTGGCCATAGCCTTGGAGTAGCCGCCAATTTTCTTACTGAAAGACTTGGTGCTGTTATCAGCTTTGCCAAGGCTTTTGCCAAACTGATCTACATCAGCAAGCAAATTAAGTTTAAGTGTTCTCACATCAGCCATTAGTTGTCATCCCATTTCTTTATGACATGCCTTGATACGGCATCTTTCCATCGGCCTGTAAGTGTTGGCTGTATTTCCTTTAGTTTCTTAAAAATGCCATAACCAACATTGCCACGACCATTAGAAGCTGAACGCTCTGGAAACCTAGTACCGCCATTGGCAAATGGTGCTGGGCCTCCAAATTCAGATCCAAATAAGACTTGCCCTGATTTTGCGCCGCCACTAAATCGGCCTTTATTACCACCAATAGTCACATTAGGTATGCGGTCCTTATTGGCTCTAATTGTGGCTGCAACTATTTGGGCTTGTGCCGGATACGGGTTCATGGTGTAACTGGATTGCAATTCTGTTGCCGACCATGCGCTAATGGATGTGACTTCATCCTTTAGGGCAAGTTTTGAACCCTCATCCATTTCGCGAAATGCTTTGTAAAGGTTACGGAGATCGCGGCGGTCAGGCTCTATTTTTACAGTTGTTCTATCAGCCATGACCATTCCTCTCTCGTATCAGCGTTATTGCTGTGTTAATGTCTGCGAGCGACCAGTCCATCAGATCATTCATTGGGATGCCGGTACTGATTGCTATCCGTACCAGCGTGTCCCTTAACTCTCTTTTGGGCTTTCCTCAACCACCTCGAAAGTATCAAACTCATTTACCACCCATGCTTGCTGGCTTGGTAACTTCGTGTGACCTGCTGACTTAGCGGCCTTGTACAACATGCAAGTGATGACATCAAGACTTCCCTGACTCATCTTTTCAGCTGCTTGGCTGACTGTGTAGCCGAGTTCACGTTCGATCTCGACCCACAACCATGCACTGTCATCGCTCACTATGTACTTGTTGCCCTGTTTTGTTGTTACTTCGTATTGCATAATGGTTGCCCTGTTCTGCTAGTTAGGCTC